TATAAGAAATTTACATACACCAAACAAGAAACATATAGATTAGATTACATTGCTGATGTAGAACTTGGACAGAAGAAGTTAGATCATTCTGAGTTTGAAACTTTTAGAGATTTCTATACTCAAGATTGGCAAAAGTTTATTGATTACAACATTCATGACGTGGAACTTGTTGACCGTTTGGAAGACAAGATGAAACTTATTGATCTTGCTGTTAATCTTGCGTATGATGCTAAAGTTAATTTTCAAGATGTGTACTCTCAAGTTCGCATGTGGGATAATATAATTTACAATTATCTTACTCCTAAAAATATTGTTGTTCCTCCTATGGAAAAGAATGACAAGGATAAGAAATTTGAGGGTGCATATGTAAAGCAACCTGTTCCTGGTGGTTATGATTGGGTGGTGTCGTTTGACCTTAACTCTCTATATCCTCACCTCATTATGCAGTACAATATATCACCAGAAACTCTGTTGGATAGAAAACATCCATCAGCAACTGTAGATAAAATTCTTAGTAAAAGTATTTCTGTTGATGGTGACTATTGTGTTTGTGCAAATGGGGCACAGTTTAGAAAAGATATACGTGGATTTCTTCCAGAGTTGATGGACAAGATCTATAACGAACGTGTCATCTACAAGAAAAAAATGCTGGTTGCTAAACAGGAGAATGAAAAGAATCCTAGTGCTCAACTTGAAAAAGACATCTCAAAGTTTAACAACATCCAGATGGCACGTAAGATCCAACTTAACAGTGCTTATGGTGCTATCGGCAATCAGTATTTCCGATACTTTAAGCTTGCCAATGCAGAGGCGATCACTCTGTCAGGTCAGGTTTCAATCCGTTGGATTGAGAACAAAGTAAATGAGTATCTAAATACCTTATTAAAAACTGAAGATGTTGATTATGTCATTGCATCTGACACCGACTCAATCTATCTTAATCTTGGACCTCTTGTTACTAAATTTTTTAGTAATAGGATTGACGATAAAGCAGCAATTGTTTCGATACTTAATAAGGTATGTCAAGACAAGTTGGAACCGTTCATCACACAATCGTATGAGGAACTTGCGGAGTATCTATCGACGTATGATCAAAAAATGATCATGAAGCGTGAGAATATTGCTGATCGTGGTATCTGGACTGCGAAGAAGCGATACATTCTTAACGTATGGGACAGTGAGGGTGTTCGATATACAGAACCTAAACTTAAGATTATGGGTATCGAAGCAGTTAAATCTTCTACTCCTGCTGTGTGTAGGAAAAAGATTAAAGAAGCACTCAAGATAATCATGACTCAAACTGAGGAGGATCTGATTGAGTTTGTTGCTGAATTCAAATCTGAGTTTTATCAGATGCCACCTGAAGATGTTGCTTTCCCCAGAGGCGTCAATGGGTTGACAAAATGGAGTGATCCTGTTACGCTATACCGGAAGAGTTGTCCTATCAATGTGAGAGGAGCACTCGTATACAACCACCAACTCAAGAAACACAAGTTGACTTACAAGTATCCTTTGATCCAAGAAGGTGAAAAGATTAAGTATTTGTATCTTAAAACCCCAAATACAGTGGGACAGAATGTAATTTCATTCATCTCCAATTTTCCCACAGAAGTCAATGTTCATAAGAATATTGATTACAAACTTCAATTCCAGAAATCATTCCTAGATCCACTTAAGATTATTCTTGATACGATTGGATGGAAAACCGAAAAACAATCTGACCTAATGTCCTTATTCTCATGAGTATTTTTGATAAACTTGCTAAAGAAGCAAAAAATGAGTATGCCAAACTTGTATCTGATGGTATTATTACTGGTGACCAACAAAATTTTATTGATACTGGATCTTACATCCTCAACGCTATGTTGAGTGGGAGTATCTATGGTGGTATCCCTGACAATAAAGTAACTGCTATTGCTGGAGAACAAGCAACTGGTAAAACATTTTATGCAATTGCAATCGCTAAAAACTTTCTTGATAGTAATCCTGATGGTGCAGTTTTCTATTTTGATAGTGAAGCAGCCGCTACAGCGGATCTTTTCAATGACCGTGGACTCGACTCAAAACGAGTATGGCATTTCCCAGTAGATACTATTGAAGAGTTTCGTACTCAAGTCATTCGTATCCTAGACAATCTGCTTAAGACAGATTTCACAGAACGCAAACCTTTGTTGATTGTCCTTGACTCTCTTGGTATGCTTGCATCTGCCAAAGAACTTACAGATGCTCTAGATGATAAGCAAGTTCGTGATATGACTAAATCTCAAGTGATTAAGTCAGTGTTCAGGATTATCACTAGTAAACTAGGAAAACTAAAAGTTCCTATGATTGTTTGTAATCACACATATAAGACCATGAATCCTTATGGTGAAGCAACTGATATGGGTGGTGGCAGTGGTCTTAAGTATGCTGCATCTACAATCATGCATTTGTCTAAGTCAAAAGAGAAGGATGGTACTGATGTCGTAGGTAGTATTATTAAAGTCAAGGCAAACAAATCAAGATTCACTAAGGAGAATTCTCAAGTTGCAACACGACTTTATTATGATGCACGTGGACTTGACCAGTACTACGGACTATTGGAACTGGGTGAAAAGTACGGAGTATTCGAGCGTAAAGGTAATCGCGTCATCGTTGGTGAATCTTCTGTTTATCCTTCTGCTATTCTCAAGGATCCTGAGACGTATTTCACTAAAGAAGTAATGGAGAAACTTGATTGGGCAGCAAGTCAGGAGTTTAAGTATGGAACTGAAAAAAATTGATGATTACATCAAGGTCTATGACAATGTAATACCTAGTGTTATATGTCAAGAGGTTATCAGGCACTATAAAAACTCTAATGCAGAGTATGTGAATGAAAATCTCCGACCTAAATTTCATCACCTCACATTGGCACCAGATATGTCTAAGGATCTTTTAGAGATGGTTAGAGAATATCTGGTAAAGTATTCTAACAGCACTGGGTTGACAGATTGGTTACCTAAGCAGTATGCTGTTGAGGACTTTCGAGTGAAGAGGTACAGGAAAGGCACAGACGATCAGTTTGCTCCCCATGTTGATGTAGGAGATCATGCTAGTGCCAGAAGGTTCTTAGCATTTTTCATATATCTCAATACTGTAGACACTGGAGGAGAAACAAACTTTGTAGGTCTTAATAAAAAGGTAAAGGCAAAACAAGGTCGTTTACTAATCTTCCCACCACTATGGACATTTCCACATGCCGGAATGCCTGCAGTTAGTGGGGACAAATATATTGTTGGTTCTTATTTGCATTACACATGAACACTCTTGAGTTTACAATTGTCAACAACTTGGTTACCAATGATGAGTATCGTCGTCAGGTATTTCCATATCTGAAAATAGAATACTTTGAAAGTGACTACACTAAATTGTTGTTTACTTTGATTTGTGAATTCATTTCAGTTTATGAGAAGTGTCCATCGAAAGAATCTCTTGAAGTAGATCTTCAGAACAAGAAGAACATTTCAGAGGATTCTTATACCAATGTCATGAAACTAATACATGATATAGGACCTGATGAATCAGATTATAAATGGTTATTAGATTCATCTGAAGAGTGGTGTCGTAATCGTGCTATTTATTTGTCGCTTCTTGAAAGTATTCAAATCGCAGATGGCAATGATAAAGAAAAGGACATGGGTGCTATTCCTTCTATCCTTTCTGATGCTATTGCTGTTTCTTTTGACAACAGAATTGGTCACGATTACTTAAGTGATTATCAAGAACGATTTGATTTCTACAATACAGTAGAAACTAAAATGCCTTTTGATCTTGCTATGTTTAATAAGATTACTAAAGGTGGACTTCCTAATAAAACACTTAACGTTGCCCTAGCAGGTACTGGTGTAGGTAAGTCATTGTTCATGTGTCACTGTGCTGCCGCTGCACTCTTACAAGGGAAGAGTGTTCTTTACATCACTGCTGAGATGGCAGAAGAAAGAATTGCTGAACGTATTGATGCTAATCTATTGAGTGTTCCCATTCAAGATTTGGCATCTTTACCTAGGCAAATTTTTGAATCGAAGGTAACCAACCTTATGAAGAAGACAAATGGAAAACTTATCATTAAAGAATATCCTACAGCATCTGCCCATGTGGGACATTTTAGGTCTCTTCTTAATGATCTGTCTCTTAAAACTTCTTTTAAACCCGATATTATCTTTGTGGATTACCTTAATATTTGTACGTCACAAAGATTTAAACCCAGTTTCGTCAATTCGTACACCCTCGTCAAAGGAATTGCCGAAGAGTTACGAGGACTTGCTGTTGAACAGAACGTCCCAATCGTCACTGCTACTCAAACCACTCGTAGCGGTTATGGTAGCTCTGATGTTGACATTACTGATACTTCTGAGTCCTTTGGTCTCCCTGCTACTGCTGATCTTATGTTTGCCCTTATTTCTACTGAAGAGTCGGAGCAACTGGGACAGATATTAGTCAAACAATTGAAGAATAGATACAACGACAACAACGTACACAAAAGATTCGCTCTGGGTATTGACAGATCGAAGATGAGGCTGTATGATTGTGAGCAATCTGCACAGGACGATATCCTTGATGCAGGTGATGACAACAACCCACCAAACCCAAATAAATTCGGAGGATTTTCCTTTTGACCAATCACATTAACTTTGACCGCTATGAAGAATTTGTTTCAGCAGTTACTTCAGACGCTTCTACAAACTTTGTTGACTTTGCTGATCGTATCGGGGATCTTGATCGACAAGGTGCCAATATTGAGAGATTGCTTACTGCTGGGGTTGGAATTAATGCTGAGGGCGGTGAGTTCCTTGAGATCATTAAAAAAATGGTCTTCCAAGGAAAACCGTGGAACGAAGATAATCGTGAGCATCTTATCATTGAGTTGGGTGATG